CGGAGAAGACGCCCCATCCGCCGTAGTCGAAAACAGTAAACGCCCTGGATAATCATTAGTTCCAGCGGTTGCATCTGTATAGCCTTCAATAAATGCGTAGTGATTACCAGAAGCATCGGAAAACGAAAGTAGACCAAGCTGACTGCCTGATGCGGGAGTAGTTAAACCTCGTCGAATATCAATCCAACCAGTGCCTGTTGTGCCACCAACATTGCCTTGAACTTTCAAAAGGGCATTGTTGTCAGACCCAGAAGACGTGCCTGCTAAGAGCCTGCCGTTTGCATCAATCGTCAGACGTGCAGCGCCATTAGTGGAAATTGCAACCTGATCAGTGCCAGGGGAGTAAAAACCCGTGTCGGTGCCGCTGTCTTTGAAGTAGATCGACGGAGCTCCCTCCGTACCGTTTTCAACCGGAAGGGTGCTCCACTCGCCGTCCAGTTGAAACAGAGTGATCCAGGCGCTGTTAGCAGCGTTCCGCAGTTTCAGCAGGCCGGTGGTCGTATCCGCCCAAAACTGGTAGGCGTAAGTTGGGCTAGGTGCGGTAGCGCCACTGTTCTGTGACACAATCGCGGCGAGCGCGTTATTCAGGTCACTACGGACGGCAGCACCAGTGCCGTTGGCAATGACGTAATCATGCTGAGCCATGGGTTAGCCCGCTTCAGGACAGTGTTTGTCCCACTTTACCCACCTCTGCCATAACCCACCGCACTCCAGTTGAAGTTACGGCTAACGCTGCTGCCGGCAGCATTTTTGAAATGGACAGTGAACCCTGTACCTGACACGCTGGTGACCTCAAAGTAATCGCCGGTGCCCATGTTTTGAGCCGTAATCCCGATGCTCGGTAGGTAAGCATTGACCCCACCAAGGCTCGCCGTGCCCGTCCAGAAGGCATTGGCAAAAGTAATCGCTTTGGCACCAGCTCCACTGCTAATTGCACCATCGCTGTTTTCGGTGCGGCGCTGGAAGGTGGCGTCGTAACCCAGTTCGTCCACCAAAATGTTCTGGTCAACAGCACTACTGGTGAGATCAGCGCGGAATTGGAAGCCGCGACCACGGAAGGCGCCGTTTACGAACTCCTGCCAGTTACCCCATGTGGGGCTGCCGCTCGGGTTGTCAGTGGTGGAGCGCAACATCAATTTGGCGTTGACATTGCTGGTAACTGCCCCATCCCAATCGTTCCAGTCGTCCACCGCATTGGTACGGGAGTCGATCAGGTCGGATGGGTAGTAGCCACGGGTGACAAAATAGCGGCGAAGGTCAACAGAGAAGGTGTTACCGAGATCCAGCGTGTTGAGGAAGGTGTAGTTGCCGGACGCGAGAACTTCACCGATTACGTCAAAAGTGACCATGGCATCAACATCAACAACGCTGTCAAAGGCAGTGGCACCATCCAAGGTGAGCGCATCAAACTCATCGCTGTAAAACACATCGACTTTCGATCCTTGGAACGGTGGGGCGTCCTGATCTTCCCGGCGCGTTTGGATTGTTAGCGGAGCGATGGTATCTGGCAGGTCGATGATGACGCTGGTTTCGGTTGTGCTTTGCCGTCCACCGTCATCCTCAAATTTCACCAGCACCTCGCCTTCCACCAGCGGGATGATGGCTTCGGTCTGGGAGCCTGATTTGGCGGGAATCAGGTCAACGCTATCGCTCCAAGTAGCAGTTCCATCGGTAAGGCTGCTGTGGCGGATGTAGACTTTGCCGCCAACTTTTACGTCAAGATCGACTGTTTCGTCCCAACGCAGACGACCCGAGTTGTTGTTGATTGCCTCAAAAGTAAGGTTTTGAACATTACCTGGGACGGCAGTTTTACCGATCAAATCAAACTGAGCGGTTGCAATGTCGCTGACCTTGTTGAGGTAATTTGAGGCAGTGATTTGCACATACAATCTGCCCGGACGTGTGGACTTGATTTGCAGCGACGGTGAAGTTGTTATGGTTTGACGCCAATTATCGTTGTCAATTCGGTGTTGCACGCGAAATTCATTGGTTCGCTGCATCGGGCTAACCCAGCTCAGGTCAAAACCGGAAAATATGCTTTGACCGTCTTGGTATAAGTATTCGCTACCCGAAATATTTGTTGGCGCATCAGGTTTGGCGGACAGATTTGCAATACTTCTTTCCGTCAGTTTTACATCTGATTCAATCGCCTCGTAAATACTGCTGTTGTATTCCAACGCGGTAACGCCACAAATTCCGTCCTCTCCTTCGGCAACACTCAGAACTCGATATTGCTGGGATTGAACGTCGGTTGTTTGGATGAGCCAGATGCTGTTGGCGTTGGGCGCTTCGCTAAAGGCACTGCTGACGTTGATGGTTGCGCCAGCGATGCTGCTAATGGATTTTGTTTCCACCAAGCCGGTTGGCATCAACACTGAAATCGTTGGGCTGTTGGATAGGTTTACCGACAGATTGCTGCTGCTATCGACCGTGATGGCAGTTGTGGTGGCGCTTGTGATGCGACCGCTGCGGCGTGTTCCAGCTTTCAGGGGGTCGGCAATATCAATCACCATCCCAGGACGCAGGATGATGCCGCTGTCAATGGAGACGGAAAACGTGACGGTTTCGGTAAGGTTTTGTTCGCTCAGTAGTGCCCATTTACCGGCGCGATGCGCTTGACCTTGGCTGTAGCAACCAAGCGCCTTGATGTCTTTGTTGATGATGCCATATTTGCCAACTGCGGTTGCATCTTCAACATATTCGTACTGCACTTCGCCTAGGGTTTCATAAGACTGCCAAGCAACAGTTGCAGTGGTATGACGGGCTTTTTGCGAAGAACCGCTGTATGCAAATATGCCATCAACAACATTGCTTGGACCGAGTAAATATTGCGAGTCGGTCGGCTTGTCCTGAAGTAGCACCAGCGAGCCGGCGCCGTAATAGGCGATGCCACGAAATAGGCTGGTCATCTCTTGGATGACGTTGTAAACCTCGTCGCGGCTATTGATCAGCAGGTTGCAGGAAAAACGCGGTTCCCGCCCTCCGCGTCCATTGCTAACCAGCGTGTTGCAGTATTGGCTGATGGCGTAGAAGTCGTATTTATCAAGGCTGCTGGCAGGAATAGATGCGCCGTAACGGGTATTGGTCAACAGGTCATATAGACACCAAGCGGGGTCATTACACCACGTAGCAGCGCCAAACGTGCCGTCCCAGATGCCCGCGTAGGTAACTCGCCCGATGTACGTTGTTGTATCAACAGTGGCATTAGATGGCAGGCGGATTTTGATGCCACGAATTAGATATTTGCGAGATGGGATGTTATTGAAATTGCGGGCATCAAAACGCAAACCGACAAGGGCGCTGTTGGGGTAGCGCAGTTTTTCATCAATAATTTCGGTGTAACTGGACCAAAAAATATCGTTTTGACGTTTCGCAGAGCTTTCGTCAGCACTGGTTCTTGTAACACGAATATCAACGGGAAAAGCTCCGTTAAACGCGATCATGTAATCGCGCTGATATAAGTTTCCAGTTTTTCCACTAATCGTGTCACTTAAAACTTCGGTATAACCGCCTCCGTTGTATTGAACTTGGACGTTCAAAGAAACGCTATGTCCGACAATATCACCGTCGTCTTGCAAAATCTGCAAAGCCGGAACATTTACCGTTACCCTTACGCGATCAACTGCGGTATTTGAAATTGTGCGAGTAACTGGAACTCCACTAAAAAGTTGAACACTGACACCGTTTTCTGATTCCGTTGCGTTGAGATCAGCTCCAATAGGTGTCTGAGATTGCGTCCCATTGCGTGTTACGACTTGATAACCACGAAAATTTTTATTACCGGCAGTATCTTCAATCGGAGTTTCATCTAAATAAATACTATTGGCACCATTATCTAAACCTTGAATTTCACCTTCTGAAAGAAGATCCAGAACACTTGCATACTGTGTGGATTGCAGTGAATCATCTGCTTCGTAAGGAGTTCGATTGCCGCCGCCGCCGCCTTTGCCGCCACCACCGCCTCCGCCGCCACCAGCGCCAGCGATGCCCAAGCCAAGACCGGCGTTATGAACGCGGATGTCGTTGGCGATAAAGGTGTGGTGCCCTTCGACCGTCAGGTTGTAGACCGTGCCGGTGCAGAACTCAGTCTTGCTGACGATGGGGCGCAGGTGGTTGTTGGCATCAACAAGGCAATCGTCAGGACCGAGCGTGTCAATCTCGACGAAGGCGTTGAACTGGTTCAGAACCCAGTGGTTCGGCGTGGCGTCGATGCACTGACCGCCCCAGAGCGTGTAGCGGATGACGCGCTCGTTTTCGTGCTCGTGAACCTTGAGGATCTTGGCTTCGTGCAGTGCGCCAGCGTCATCAAAGCTCAGGACAAGATCGCCGGGCTGCAGTTCATCAATACGGCGTTTGCCACCAGGAACAGCAACAAGTGTGTGTCCTAAAAAGCAGCCGCCTCCACCGCCGCCACCACCAGCACCACGAACAGAAGGAATACCGTTTTCCATTAACCCTTACTGGCAAAAACTTCGCCGGTATCTTTGCCGGCATTGCCACTGAACTCAACATCAAGCCCGCTGGAAATTACAGCCGAGCCAACAAAAAGACGCCCATAAGCGATAGGAATTGGCAAACCTTGCTTGGCAGTATTAACAATTCCGCTGAAACTAAAGGATTCAAGTTTTGCCGCTTCACGTCCACGTTCAAAAGATGGTGGTTCGGGTGTAGGGGAAATTGCTTGAGTAATACCGCCAATTACAAGCGATGCGCCAATACCAACAACAGCCGTACCGATTGTCCCAATTCCCATAAATCCGCCCAACGCAACGCCGGCAGACAAAATACCTCCCGTAACAACAGCTAAGGCGATCAAACCAAGACCAGCAAAAATTTGAGTTGCTCCGTCGCCAGCACCCGCGATTACAGGCGTAATGCTAAAAACTTCACGTTCACTCCATGGGCACGCGATTAGTTGCGCGTTATCAGTGGTTATTTTTTCTTTTCCGATTGTTACGCGATAACCAACCCCGTCTTGTTCGCTATCAATCAACCATTTATCTAAGCCGGGAAAGTTGACGCACAGTGCTTTAATTGCCTGTGCCGGGCTATCAACATCAAATTGAAAACGGCATTGACCCAGCTTTTTGCGGAGTGCGCCGTAGACCTTAACGACTTTCATGCCGTAGGGCGCAGGCGGTGCTTTTTCCATAGTAGCTGTCGTAGCCGTAAAGGTCACGGCTGCTAAGGCGCCCCTGGAGATGGTGGAGGATCTGCCCATCACCGAGGTAAATGGCGGCATGGTTGGGCAACGGTGATGCAAGTTGCATCAGGATCGCGTCGCCGTATTGCAGCTCCTCCACGGGAATACGGTGAAAACCCTCGTTGGCAAAGTTGTCCATGTACAGGCTTTCGCCCTTGAGCCAGAACTGATCGCGGCGGTTGTAGTCCTTGAGATTCAAACCAAACTCGCGCTTGTACCAGTCACGGCACAAGGTGTAACAATCGACAATTCCAAAAATAAACTCACGTCCCACATAGGGCAGTTCAAAACCCTCCGGTTCGCAGTAACCCCACTGTTCGGTCTGGGGATTGACGATGTGCCAAGGCAGCCCAGACTTTTCGCACGCCACCCGATCACCTTGGGATGGGGCATGGTTGGTCTTGGGATGGCTGTGCACTACCGCCACAATTTCGCCTTGATCTTCGACTTGGGCATACTCTGCACCGTCGATGACAAAATGCTCGCTCGGAGTTTCTGCCATGTTGCGGCAGGGAAAGTAACGTCTGCGCCCCTTGACGACCGCCACCAACCCGCATGACTCTTTGGGGAACTCCGCCTTGGCGTGCTCCAGTGCTTCCTCCTTAATGCTGTCGGAAAGTTTCATTGGATAAGACCCGCAGATGGGAAGCTGCCGAAGGGCAATTGAGATGTTTCGCCAAACCGTAGTTTGCAGGAGCTGAGGCGTTTGCCGCACTGGTCTTCCGCCAATGTGCCGACGGATTGATCGTTAATGTTCCAGTAGTTGCTGCCGGTGTAACCGCACTCAGTGCTGCGGTATTTCCATTGGCAGATGTTGGCGATGATCTGGCGTTTAGGGATCATCACACCAGCCAAATCAAACTTGCTGGCGAGTTCAAAACTCACTGAATCTCGGCTTTCACTTGCCTTGCGATCCACGTACCATATTTCGTCCGGGAACTTGGCATGAGGATCGGCGGCGGCTTCGCCGTCTAGATATTTTTTCAGGGTGCGGATGCGTTTGACGGTGGCGCCACCCAAGTCATTGCCGGAGGTTGTGACATTGACCAGCAGCAACAACGTCGTCATCACGCCATCCAAATTGGAAATGGTCAGCGTGGGACGCGGCAACGTGCCGGTGTTGCTGTACTCAAAGCCTTCTGCCTTAATCGGTAAACGGACGTAACTATTGCCGTTCCAGACGATGTTGCCGCTGACGTTTGCGTTGGCGCCGTTGTGCCAGCGGTAAGTATCCGTGCTGCCGTGCAACGTGCTATCCAACGTCATCTCAAACAGTTCGATAATTGCGCTTGGGGCAATCGCCGCCAAATCCTCGTAGGCGCTGCTAATCGCCGTCCAAGTGACCGTGCCATCGGTGATGGTGCTGCCAATATCGGTTGCCCAGACGGGCTCAGTGCTGCCGCTTGTTCCAGCCGTCGTACAACGAAAGACAAGACCACTTGCCTGCAGCGTCGTGGCGCGGCGAATATCACCGACAACGTAGGCAGTAGTGGCAGCCCAGGCGGTGTAAGCCATCAGGGTTCAAATACTTGGACAAATGTTGCCGTAATTGTGGCGCGGTTGTTGTATGTGATGGTTTTATTCCACTGCGGGCAGATCCATTTGTAAGACGTTGCCTCGTCGGGTGGCGTCCAGTCAAAGCTGGCGTTATCGGCAGCGCGATTATTCAGGAAGGTTTCAATGGTATCGGCGTTAGTTTCAGTAATGTTTTGCCAAGTTAGATCCCAACTTTTAGGGTTCTGGTTTAGCCCATAAGTCAAACGTTGTTGATAGCCATCGCCAAACTGCACCGTGCGAACAACGGGCTGATTGTTCTTTGTGGCTCCGTAGGTAGGAGTGACAGCGGGGAAAGTAGCCATTAGGCGAGCAAGCCTCCGGGACGCTTCTGTTTAATCAATTCTTGCTGAACCGCAAGACCAATAGCTTTACCGAGTTGATTGGCTTGGCCGGGATCACCCTGAACGCTACTACCACCTGCGTCAACATTCACGACCACATTGCCAACACCGCCAAAGCCACCGGCAGGAGCGATGCCACCGCTACGCCCCGGCATGAATAGTTCGGGGCCACGTTCGCCCACCAGATAGCCCTGTCCGGCCATTACAGAGCCGCCATTGGCACGCTTGAACAACCCGCCCAGCAGACCACCGCCAGTACCAGTACCAGATATTGCTCCAAACAAGGCGAAATTAACGGCTACATCAAGCAACTTGTTGGCAATACTGCTGAGCAAATTATTTGCCACTTCCTGAAGGCTCTTAGTGCCATTAATAGCGCCTTGAATTGCCTCAACAACACCCGTTTTGATACTGCTGCCTATATCGGCATAGACCTGTTTCAGTTGCTCGGCTTGCTCAAGTTGCTGCCTAAGCGCGTTGTTGCGTTCCAAAAGTGCTTTGACTTGGCCCTCGTCCAAACCTTTTGTATCTTTCATGATGTCGCGCAACTGTTGTTTCAATATCACTTCGGCTTCATTGCCCTGCAGTTTTGCTATTAACAAAGCCTGTTCGTCTTCAATTTGCTTGACTCGTTCAATCCCTGTTTCGCGTTGCTGTAAATCAAGCGCCGCAAGTTCTTGGGCTGTTTGAATTTGGCTTTGAGCAAGTTGTTCAACAATTTTTGCAATTCCAAGCCGCTTTTCCGCTATAGGTACAGAACTTTGCTCAATAGCTCGCGCCTGATAAAGAAGTTCCGTTTCACGCCCAATGCCTTCAAGACGGATTCTGTCATCTTCTTTTTTGGCAAGTGCAGCCTGACTAAGCAATCCTTGAAGTTGTGTTTGCTGCTGTAAAAGCGAAAGTTCGCGTTGCAATTCAGGAACTTGGCTTTCACGTGGCTTCCTTCTTCTGCCGTCACCTTCCCCATCACCAGCACCGATTGGCGTTCCAGGTGGCAATGTGCTTGGCGTTTCCGATCTGGTTTGTAAGCCAAGTACACCTTGGGCAAACGCAGCGCGTTCTTTAAGCAAAATCCCCCGTTCACCTCGGGCAGCAGGTGTCATGCCACCAACCAACGGAGCCAGGGGACCAAGAAAGCTCTTGGCTATCTCAACCGGTGATTGAAGCTGTTGTTGTTCTTGGCGAATTGCTTTAAGTGTTGCCCTGGCGGTTGTCTTACTTGCCGCAGGAGCGGCCCCAGCAAATACAGCTGCAGCGCCACCCTTTTCCCGTTGACCCCGCAGGCGGTTAATTTCGTTGCGCGCCTGAATAAATTCTTGCAGACCAGAAACGGCCAAATTGATAGCAACCGTGATAACACCTAGCGCGGCCAACGATTGCAAACTGGCGACAAGAGGATTGACCTTTCCAGATGCTGCAGCCGATTGTGCCGCCAGTGTCTTTGCATTATTTGTATACAAACTGAAGGCCGAGGCTGATGTTGCTGCTGCTGTACCACTAGCGGCCAACGTACCAACCAAGGCAACACGAATGGCGATAATTCCTTCGAGTGCTTTTTTGACAAGCAAAACCTGTACGCCGAGGCGAACTAACTCAATCGTTGTATTTTTGACTGGCTCAGGCAGGCCGGTAATTGCTCTAACTAAATTCGTTAAATCCTTAACCAGTGGCGCCACCAAGGGCAGCAGTTCATTGCCTAGCGCAATCTGTAAATCATCAACAGCATTTTGAAAGTCTTTGAATCTTTGAACATCGCTTTGTTGAATAATTTGAGCGATCTTTCCGGCACCCTCATTTTCAATCCGACGCAGAGCGGCGACAACAATTTCAGAGGTCAGTTTGCCTTCTTTGGCATACTCTTTGAGATCGCCTGCCGCAATTCCAGTCTGTTGACTAATGGCCACCAAAATGCCGGGAACCTGCTCGGCAATAGACCTAAATTCGTCACCTTGCAGGCGGCCAGAACCAAGGGCTTGTGCAAGTTGAGTAAATGCGGCAGATGCCTCTGCTCCGGTTACGCCAGACAATCTCGCAACAGTATTAAATCCAGTAAAAGTGCTTTGAATATCCTTTAGTGATACCCCCAGTGGGCGCAAACGAGCATAAATATTGGTGACGCCTTGCGCCGCTTCACGATTACTCAGACCAAAGCGACGAGCGGATTCAGCCGCAAATTGTTGCACCCGTGCCGTGTCGCCATATTGAGCGGTGAGCAGTTTTAAGCGAAGCTGCAGATCGTTGAAGCTGGCAGCGGCTTGAATTGCCTGACGACCAATTTGGACTAAAGCTAGGCCAGCGGCAGCACGCTTTAAACCTTCAAGAGCACCCTGAGCCTCTTTCGAGGCTGTATTGATCTGACGAAGACTATTGACCGCTCCGCTGCTTCTTACCTGTACGTCAACAACAGCAACGGCCACAGCAACGCACTAACCCTGTCCTTGCAGTCTATCGCCGTGCTCTGGCCTTGGCCTTGTCCATCTCTTCTTTTTCTCGCTCGCCTTTGACTTCGTAGTAAGCCGCAAACATGACAAACTCAGCCTCAGTCAACTGACAGCGCAATTCACTGACCGTTTTGCCCAATTCGGTTGCCAGGAAGAACTCAAAAAATAACCATGAGTCTTCCTTTATGCGTTTTTTGCTTCCTCAAGCGACTCGGCATTGCCCAAGCCAAACAGAAACAGCTCCAGTTCGTTCAGGACGTTTTCGGGCAGCTCACGTTGCAGCTTGGCAGCATCAGCAGCAGCAAAAGCCTTGGTGCCGTTTTCCAACTCGGCCATTTGACACAGCATCTGGGTGCTGATTTCCAGTGCCTCGTCGCTACCGGCAAGGGTGGTGGCCCGCTTCCGATCAGCCCGAGTAATCGGCTTGAAATACAAAGACAGAACAACAGCGCCGTCCGGTCCTTTGATGTCAAACCGACGACGCTGGTTCAGGTCAAACGCCCCAGTGAGTAGATCAACAGGGCGCTGATTGTTGGCTGGCATTAGATGCTCAGTGTCAGGGTTCCGCTAGAAACGAAATTGATGGTAACAATCTCGATCTCGCCAACCGTAGCACTGTATTCGGTGCTCGTCACCACGATGGTTCCGGTGATCTTTTTACCGCCGGTTTCATCCAAATACAACTCAACGGCTGCATCGGCTTCGTCGGTGGCTTGGTTCACATCCTTGATCAAATCAAGTTTGTCACCGGCAGCCGGGGCGTCATACATTACTTCGATGGTGCCCGAACCGCTAATTAGACCGCCGATGTTGGCGCGATAGGTGGCGCCATGAGCGGTAGCATCATACGATTCTTTCTCCACGGTCATAGACCAGGAGCGCACTGCAGCGATCTCGGACAGACCGCCACTGCCAGCTTTGTCGAAAAAAACAGTGCCTTGTTGGCCGCGATAAAAAGCCATGATCAGATGCTCGTGGTAATGGTGCCGTTGGTCACGAAATTGATCGTGATCACTTCAATTTCACCAACAGTAGCGGAGTATTCCGCTGAAGTAATGACCCCAACAAATGAAATTTTCTTGGTTCCAGCAGTATCAAGAAACAGCTCAAACGAAGCTATCCCCTGATCGGTTGTCGTATTTGCGGCTTTGATAAATACGTTGGTTTCGTCGGCAGAGGAAGCCGTATAAAGCACTTCACAAGTGCCACTGCCGCTAATTAGTCCACCAACATTGCCGCGATACGTGTCGCCAAGCGCAGTGGTCTCAAGTGCTTCCTTTTCAATGGTCAACGACCAAGAACGAGTGGAAGCAATCGTTGCAGTAGTGACGCCAGCATCGTCAAATTTGACGGAGCCTTGCTGTCCACGGTAAAAAGCCATGGTTACAAATCCTCAAAGGTTTCAAAGGTCAGTCTGACCTGTGTTTGGAAGAAACCCTCTGGGGATGGGTTAGCCACCACCTCGGGCCCAGTCGGGGGATCGAAGTGAACCCCACTTACGACGATTCTATTGTAAAGATCCCGAATCCTCTTTCCAACAGTGAGGTTGGCGCCAGGTCCGACGCCTTTGGCAGAGAAGATATTGATTACGGCAACGCCAACGATGCTGTTGCTGCTGCCCGTTGTGCCACCCATTGTCAGGAAAGTGTTGTTGCCAAACGAAACTAGGCACTGCACCCAAGTCCCATTGTTCGGCGGACTGTATGCCTGATTATGAAAAACAATCGGAATGGCAGGCGACAGGGCAAGTTCCGTTGCCAACCGACCTTCAATGGTGGAGCGGATCGTGTTGAGGTTTACGGCGGCCATCAGTCTTCTTTCCCGATGCTTTCAGCTAATTGTCGCGCCCTGTTCGTCATTTGTCTTGCAACAATATCCAGCCAGCCTGCAGGGGCTTGAGTTGAGCGGCCTTGCGCCAGTGCCTCGGCATAACTAACGCTGTTATGGACGTGATAGGTGTTTTTGATTTTTTCTTGACCAAACGAATAGTTCAGGCCAATGCCCGGTCCGGGTGCAGGCGTTGCGGGCGGTTGTGTCTTGCCACGATTTTTGCCGGTTGCAGGCTGTTGTTCGCCAGCGTCATAATTGCCAGTTTTGTTTTCACCAATAATCCAGCTAGCGCGAAAACGTCCTGTATCCACGGGGCTACGGGCCTTCAATTCGGCGTCAGTTTCAAAAACAACCACGCGCATCAGTTGATTTAGCTTTTCCTCGCTGTAATCACCGATCTGATCCAACCTGATGCGCCGTGCCATGATCAGACCCTCAAGAACAATTCAACGGCAATTGCCGTGTTGTCCTGTTCAATGACGTTGATTTTGACGATCTGATGAACGATGTTACTGATCACCACGCGGTCAGAAAGGCTTGGCGTAATCGTCAGATCAGATGCAGCAATAATCAGCTTTTTGTCCTGCTCGTGGACAAGTTCATTTAGCTCCTGTTTGCGAACTGCATCTAAAACGCCTTTAATCGTCGTATCGGTTTCGGTTTCAGTAATTGCACCGGTAGTGGTGTTGTACGCGCCGCCACTGACTTGACGATAGGTAATATCGCCACCAAAACGATTGATGACCTTGCTGGCTGTTTTACGAAGCGAGGTGGCCAGTGCCATCAGAGTTTGTAGGCAACGCAGTGACCGTTCTGCAGTTTGATGCTGGTAAAAACGCCGTACAACGTGGTTGATGCACTCATTGACTGACCAGCCAACGTGCTGCCGTCATAATTCTGCGCCGTAATAGCATCAATTTGAGCATTGGTCGTGAAATGAATCGCAGCCCAACGCCCTGTATGCGTAGCGGTATTGCCAATAAAGGTTGCCCCCTTGGCGTAATCAATACCTAGAACGTTGGAGTCACTCATGATCACAGTTTGTAGGCAACGATTTTGCCGCTAGCCAAGGTCACGCTAGTAAACACGCCTTCGATCTGATCGCCTTTGCCAAGCGGCACGGAGCTAAAAGTGTTACCGCTGGCGTTCTGCACAGTGGCTGTACTGATCACTGCATCGGCCAGAGCGTACAGCTTCCAGAACCGACCGGTGTGGGCGGCAGTGTCGCTGATGTACTCAAAGCCAATGTTGTAGGCGTCGTTGTCGGCCATGATCAGCTACGGCGGATGGCGAAATTGCCCGGTCCACTGATTCTAAGTCCAGTCAAATATCTTTCATAGATGGGCGGCACACGATCCGCACCGGTGGCCGAGGCGCTGGCTCCGGCATTGACGACGCTCAGGCTACCGATGGTGACT